GCTTTGGTCTTCTCAGAGTCGGCCACGGTAGCCTGCGCCTCTGCTGTGGCTTGCAGGATCTTCACCCGCTTGAGAGAGGCGTCCGCTGTAGCCTGGTCAGCCATCGCCTGCATCGCCTGAACCTGAGCCACCATCTGCGGGTCAGGCTGGGGCTGATTGCCCTGCGCGTCGGTCTTGTCCTGGTCGGTAGGCGATATCACGCCCGCAGCGACAAGTTTCTTGCGCATCCACTCGTGCAGGTCCTGCATGCCTTCGCCCTCAAGGTTGCGCACCGCGTACATCCCAAGCACTTGGGCGGTCTGCGGATCAGCCTGTGCAAACATGGGCAACAGCTCGGTGACGGTACGCACGACTGCCTGCTTGCGTGACTGGGAGGCCGGACCTATGCTAACGGCCACGTCGAAGTTCGCCTCTTCTAGGTCGTTGGCGCTCACTTGGATGCCGTTGGTCATCATGGGCTGCTTGAGCTTGATGCTCGAAACACCGCCCGAGCCGTCCAGCGACTTCATTTCACGGCCCGCTTCCTCGTAGACCTCTTTGGCCATCGAGAGCCAAATCTGGCCGGCACGCCTGAGAGCCTTCCCGAAGTTGTCGGTGAAGATGTAGGTCTGCATATCGACGCGGTTGGCTGCCAGCATCGCGGTCTTCTCACCGATGTTGGAAACCATCTTGTCTCCCTGCCCTTGGTTGCCAAGAACCTCAAGCAGGTCGTTGTTGGTCATCTGTACAATGGCCGCCAGAGCCGGTGGCACGTCGGGGCTCTTGGTGTATCCCACCGGTCCCGCAGGTGAAATCGAGCCGTCGGGGTTGGCTATGGAGTTGATCAGCAGGTAGGGATAGTTGCGGATGTTGTCTTCGGACCACATGGTCGTGTGGCCGGCCATTTGCTCTGCGGTGAAGATAGGCTTCTGCACGGAACTAATGGCGGCAATTTCGGCAAGCTTGGAGACCTGCATGTTAAGCAGCCGCTGTGCGTCGGTAGCCAGCCTCACGTGGCCCATGCAACGCTCGACGTTGTCAACGAACCAGCGCTTGCCGTATACCGGGACAATCGGGATGTGCTGCCCCGCTATGATCCCGCAGTCCTCGACCACGCGGGAGCCGTTCATGATGTACTTGTGCACCCGGCGCCGGCTGAGCTTCTTGGTCTCAGTGAGCACCGAGCCGATGGCCTTGAGTTCTGCCTCTAGTCCCTCTTCCTCGTCGAACTCTTCCTGATCGTAGCTTGTCTCGTTGCCACCAAGGTCTGTCCAAATCTGCACGCCCTCTTTCGACTCTTCGACGCGGTAGTACTCAGCCACGTAGATCACGTCTGGCGTCGACCAGTCAAAGAAACTCTGGCTGACAACCTTCTGCATCGAAGTACCGTGGGAACTCATCCTGTCGTCAGGCAACTCGCCCCATGTATCCTGGTAGTCTTCGTGCGTCATGGCGTTGAGCACCCAGCAGTGCTTGGCGTCAGACTTGTCCATGCGCTTGGCGCCCAGGTCAAAGAACACGCTGGAGTCGGCGTCAACGATGGGCTCGATGCGAATGCGCTGCCGGCCGTCGGTGTCGTCGTACTCTTCCTCCAGCTCGGCCCGGAGCCTGAAAGCACCGAACCCACCGCCCACAGCTTCCTCAAACGCGTTGTCGTAGGCTTCCTCTGCGCTTGAGTCTTGCTCGTCGGCACGAAACAGCCCCTGACAGGTCTCGGCAAGGTCTGCGGCGTCGTTGCCGTCCTTTGAGATGAACTGGACGTCGATGCGGTTGTTTCGGCGCTCGGAGACGATGCGCATCACAGCCAGGTGCACCTTGTTGATCTCAAGCTTGGGCTTGTTTTCAAACTGAACCCCGAGGTTGCCTTCCCACTGGGCTCCGGCAACGCTGTAGAAGCGCCGGTCCTTGAGACACTGCAAGCGCTCGTTGCGCATGGATGACTGAACGGAGTTGAACAGTTTCATGGACTCATCGTGGACTCGTGCCAGCTTTTCGGTCTTAGACAATGCCATGGCTAGGCTCCTCCGTTGGCGGCTTTAGCCATCACCAGCGGTACGAACGGTTTGACAGGGTTGTGCTTGCGCTTGGGCCTCGGGCTTAACAGGTCGTGCCAGAACCAACGGGCTCGAAACTCACGCGAACGTGGCGAGGTCCCTCTGACCTCCGACATCCAGCGTGTCTGCTTGTCGGTCAGGTTGGCGTAGAGGTCACGCGCTAAACGGTCTAGATCGTAGTTTGACATCTTCACCAGCTTGGATTCAGCAATGGGCCGGAGCCACAGCTCACGGCAGATGGAACGGTAGGCACGTAGCAAAATGATGCGGTCGCGCTCAGCTTTCGGACCCTTGGTGTGAATGACCATCAGTCCCTCCCTGTAAACACCATTCTACCAGTGCGACTGAGTAGGCATCGGTACCACCACAGGAGCATGCCTAGGCTCTCCCGCCATTAGGTCCATGCAAGCGTACCTGACCGCGTCTAGGCAGTGGTTGTCCTTGTCGGGAAACTTGCTGACCACATTGCCTGAGCGGTCTACCTCCAGCGCGTAGTTGATAAACTCCTTGGCCGCTAGCGGGCACCTGGTCGGGTCGATCACTATCTTCTCGCGCTCCTGCAGCCACTTGACCCCGAACTCCACGCTCCCCGGCCCCTTGCTTGCACCGCGAATGCTCCAGCCATACTCCAGCCTCATCTCGTCGATGCTCTTGGGTTCCGCTGAGTCTGCCGTGGTCAGGTGCGCTTTCCACTCGGCCGGCACAAGGTTGTTGAGTACCCGGTTACCAATGCCGACACCGGACACCTCGCCCACGATGTACAGCGTCTTTCGCTTGCGGTCGTAGGCGGTGCGCACCATGCACACCGGGTCCACGGCATAGCCCCAGTCCAGCCCCTGCCTCACCTCATCCAGCGCCGCTATCTCCCCGTTGTCCATAGCTCGGAGCTCAACGTTGCTGAACACCTCAAGCCCGGTGCCGATCTCTTCGCCCAGGTACTCGTGACGGTAGGCGTCTGGGTTGACGTTGCGCAGGTGCTCGGCCTCTGCGATGAACCTCTCGCCCAGCCACTCCTTGGGCACGCTGAGGTAGGTGCTGTGGTGAACCAGCCGTCGCTCCCTTGGCATCCTTGCCTCGGAGTTGACCCAGCTGCGGTTGCTCTTGGGCGGGTTGTAGGTAAAGAATGCCACCTGACCCTTGGCGTTCTCACCACGAAAGATAGATTGCAAGATGGTGCGGATCTCGCCCATGCCACCGAACTGGTCCAGCTCCTCAGCCCAGAAGGCCTTGATGTAGCCGAAGCCGGGATTGATCGACTTGCCCTTTTCTGGGTTGTCTGCGCCACGAAATAGGATCTTCTGCTTGGTGCGCTTGTTGGTAGCCTGCATTGGCCTGGTGCCAATCTCCCACTGGTCGTAGACCCCAAGCTTGCGCAGCGCCCACTCGATCTGCGGAAGCACCGTGTCTCGGAGCTGGCTGTCATAACGCCTGGTGATGTACGCATGCGCCTGCGGGTCTTTCATCAGAATCAGTGGGATCTCGAGCGACACCAGTGAGCTCTTGGTGGACCCGCGGCCACCCTTGAGCAGTACCTCGTCCACCTCACCGTTCTTGATGGCCTTGTGCACCTCATGGAGACCAGGTGCTATCAGGTCCAGCAGCTCTATCTGCGCCACTACGGGATGTTGTCCACGATGATCACACTGCCGGTGTGTTCGCTGACTTGGGTTTCTTTCCAGCCGGCCTGCGTCTTGAGCCAGAAGATGCTGCCCGTCGGGTTGCCACCGAACAGGCGTTCCTCGTGCGACATCCGCAGCTTCATCACGGCCTTTTTTAAGATCCAAGAAAACTCAGCCCCGTATTCCTTCCTCGCCTCTTGGTCCCGCAGCGACTGCTCGTCCAGAAACCCCAGGTGAAGCGTCAGTCCGGCCATCGTCGGAGGGCGTTCTGCGACCAGCATCTTGGTGAAGTAGTCCTCCACAGCCTTGTCCATTTCGTCGGGCGTGGCGTACTTCGGCGGCCGGCCGACGGGTCTGTTCGCCTTGCGCAGCTCAGCCCTCGTCGGCTTGGGTTTTAGTTTAGGAACACCTTGAGCAGCCGGAGTTCGTCCGGCTTTAGCACCCAGTTTCCCAGCCATTCAGTAACCACCGGAACCAGCGCCGGCACTTCCAGCATCTTGGCCATTTTGGCCTCCCATCTGCGACAGCAACAGGCCGCCAGCAGGAATCGCTCCTACAGCATACAACGGATGCGTGCCTCTGATAAAGCCCTTGAGCACGTCCTGGGGTGATCTTCCTGTGACAGCCGCAGTGCGGGCTATAGCCTCGTTCACGTGCTGCATCATCGGCTTGCCTTGCACGCCCTTTTGTCCGGCCCATGCCACGTCTTGGAAGTTGGCAGGCTTGAGCCCCATCCCCTTGGCGACATCATTCGCGACGGCCTCCATGACCCCGTAGGAGTCCCCGGGCGGTGCGGTCAGGCCCTTCTGGTAGATCCCAGACATCTG